CAGCTCAAAGGCGCTGACCAGGAATGGTACCTGTGCCTGATCGGGTCGCGTGCAATGCGCGACTTGAAAGCCGATCCGCCGATGTATCAGGCGAATCGAGACGCGCGCGAGCGTGAATCATCCCCGACGAAAAACAACCCGATCTTCACGGGCGGCGGGCTGGTTTACGATGGCGTCTATTACCTCGAAATCCCCGAAATCACGCAACGCCTTCTGCTCAAAGGGCAGGGCACGGCCGGTATCGACGTCGAGCCGGTATTCCTGCTTGGGCAGGGCGCGATCGCGTATGCGCTTGGGCAAATGCCGCGCCCGACGCAGCTCGAGGACGGTGATTACGACTTTATCACCGGCATGGGGATCGAGGCCCAATACGGCACCGCCAAAATTGCCAAGGCACCGCTCTCGGTGGTCGGGGCAACGGTCGGTGATCTTGTCGATTGGGGCATGGTCACGGCGTTCGTGTCTGGTGTCGCCAACGCCTAATTCCCCCCAACTCAAACCGGGAGGGTGAAAAGCCCTCCCGTTCCTTTTGAAAGGAGGGAGCGATGGCGTATCGCAGGGATTGGGCTTCGACGCCCAACACTGGCGGGCAAGGCAATTCCGGCACCCGTAAATTTCTTGGGCGCCGGGTTCAACTCAGCACAACCGATCTTGGCACCTCGGCGAACACGATCGGCGCCTTCACGGTGCCAGCCGGGTTTACTGTTGACGGTTGCGCGGTTGCCTATTCCGACATGGATGGCGGCACCTCGCTATCAATCAGTTTGGGCGATGCGGCGTTGCCGACGCGTTATCTCAACGGTGACGTGACCGGGCGCACGGGCGGCACGACTGTAGCGGTCGCATCTACCGGGTTGCTCTACAAAAATCCTGCCGAGACTGAAATTCTCATAACGATCGGGGTCGCGGCAGGAACGCCGGTTGCCGGGACTATGGACGTCTTTCTCAGCGGTTTCGTGACGTAGCGAAGCCTTAAACTTAACAATCCATTTGTCAGGAGAAATCGCAAATGGTCTATCGTAAAGATTGGGGTCAGCCCCAGGTTGGCGGTCAAGGTTTTGCCCGCACAATGAAAACGATCGGTCGTCGTGTGAATGTCAGCGCGACGGATGACGTTACCGGCAATACCGTCGGCGCCTTCACGATCCCCGCGGGGTTTGTCGTGACCGGTATTCTCTGTGTCTCGAGTGCCTTCGCGGCAGGTTTGGCGTTCACGGTTGGCGATGCCAACAGCGCCAACCGCTATCTCACGACGGGCGTGGCGGCAGCAACCAACGTCACGCTCGCTGCGGCGGGCTTGCTCTACAAGGCGCCTTCTGAAACTGAGGTGCTGGTTACGATCGGCACACAAGCCGCGGGTAACGTCGTTGGTACGCTCGACACTTATCTCACCGGCTACATTGACAACTAACGGTATCGCAAGCGCGATGCCCCAGGAACGAAACAAGTTAGCCACTCGTTGATATGCGGGTGGCTAATTTTTTGGAGGAAAACACAATGGCGAGCATGCAGGTTACCTACCACGGCAAGGACGGCAACAAGGTCTGCGAAATGAGCGGGTTCAGGTTTGTCGAGGGCGAAATGGTCGACGTTACGGTCAACGAAGCCAATGCGGCTTTGCTGGCTGAAATCCAGAAGGACAAGGCCTTTACCGTGAAGGCAGCTCCACCTCCTCCCGAGCCGGAAGTGGCTGCGCCGCGTGAAAAGCCTCATCTAAAAGCGGATCCGAAAGCGGATACAAAAAAAAATCAGCACGAGGCGTAAGCTTGCCGTCAGGCGGACGACGGTGAAAAAGGCAGCGCACCGCGGCAGAAACAAAAAACGCAAGGCTCATTAAGAAACAAAACTCCGTCCCGATCGGGCGGAGTTTTGTTTTGAAGGGTGACAGATGGCAACAGTTTCCGTGATTTATCGCGCGCCGAAAGGTGACGCCAAGGTATGCGAATGGGGCGAGTTCACGTTTTTTGACGGCGTGGCGGTCGAAATCGAGGAAAACGAAAATACCGCGCACATGATCAAAAAAATGGCCGGTAACAAAAATTTCGAGCTGTCGGAAATGGGGACGGTTAACAAGGCGATGGATCAGGCGGCATTGCAAAAACCGGCACCCGAAGCTGAACCCGAGCCAGATCCCGAGCCTGTGCCCGAACCGGTACCAATACCGGAAGAAGATCCCGTGACGGATCCTGATCCTGGCCCAGTATTTGAGGATTATGTACCCGAGCCGGTAAAACCAAAAACCGTCCCGGCGCGGGCAAAAACGCCCAGGAAAACCGCCGCGGAGAAAACCGTCAAAGAACGCGTGATGGCAAAGCGCACACGGGCGGGCTGGTAAATGTCGAAAACGCGAGCGCAAATCCAGTTCAAGGTCTTGATGATTCTGACGGGCGGTGACGTCGGCACGAATCCGTCGAATGAGGACGCCAACAATATCGACGGCTATATCGACAGCATGGTTGCCGAGCTGGCGTCTGATTCAATCTACATCGCGGACCCCGACACGCTCGATGAGGATATTTTTATCACCTTCTGCAAGCTGGTAGCCGACGCTGCCGCTGAGGAATACGGCCAGAAATCAAATCCGCAACTAGCGCAACTTTGGCGCAATCGTCTCCGCACCATCAAACGGCCAACGCCGGGGTATGGCCCGCAAGCAACGGAGTATTTCTGATGAACGAATTATTAGACCGGCTCCTGAGAACTTTCACACCGGAAACGGCGGGGAAAAATCTTGGTTCGCCGCAGGACGATCTTCCGGGTTGGGCGCGGGCCGTGCTCGAGCAAAGCCGTCCGGATTATTTATCGCGGCCTGGATGGGGAGGTGGTCAGCCGATTGATCCGCGGTCGCTGCCGTCACGCCCACCTATGCCGGGAGTTGTGCCGATGCCGCAGCCCGGTCTAAGCCGTCCGCCAATTCCAGGGGGTCAGCCGATCGATCCGCGATCATTGCCACCGCGTCCGCCAGTATTTCAACAAGAGGGCGGGCAACCTCCATCACCGGGGCTTAGTCGCCCGCCAATCCCGTCATATCCGCAGCAAACACCGCCCCCAGAAAGCCGTCCACCGATTCCGGGCGGGCAGGGGATCCCGCCGCAAGTGTTGCAGTATTTGCAACAGTTGCAAATGCAATCGCGTCCGATCGTGCCGCAACGGTCGGATCTCCCAGGTGCGGAAGCAATGCAAGCGCTTTCGGGGGCCGGAAGCGCGGCGCCGTCTCCGTTGCTAGTGCAAAGTAATAATAACCCACCGATCAATCAACTCGATTGGATCGGAGCAAATGTCAGTCCTAACGGCGTTCCGAGTTGGAATCGCTGACGCAAGCAACGGAGTATTTTTAAATGGCAGGACTCTATGGAAGGCTGATGATGGGTCACCCCGGCACGCGTGCTCCCGTTGCGCCGCCACCTGTTGCACAAATTGCCGCAAACCGGATGCGCGCCATGCAATCAATGCCGCCTGGGGTGCAAAGAATGCTGGCGGCGCAACGACCACCGACAGCCCCGCCCGCGGTAGCGGCGCCTGGATTAGTGCGACCGACATTGCCGAACGGACAAGTGCCGCCACCTCAGGGAATGCCGCCCCCAGGCGCACAAGTGGCGCCAGCGGGGCCGCAGGGTATCCCGCCGCAAATCCTACAATTGTTGCAGCAACGGCAAATGCAAGGCGCGCAGCAACCCCCGCCGCCGCAAGCGCTGCCTCCGCCACCGGCTGCGCCGCAACAAAGCGTGTCACCGGAAATGCTGCAGCAATTTCTTGCTTCGATGAGGGCGCAAGGCGGCTAAGAATGCCAGCGATTCCAATTCCATTCCCGTTAAGCACTGCCCCAGGCGCGTTTAATCAGGAAGAAAGCGGGCGGCTGATCAATGCCTATGCCGAGCCGTTAGGGAAAACCGTATCGGCCTCGAAAGCGGCTCCGACGCCGCCCGTTGTTTGGCGTAAATCGTCGGGATTGAGCCTGTTTGGCAATTCGGCCAATACGAATTTCCGCGGCGGGGTGCTGGTCGGCGGCAATATCCTTTACACGGCCTGGACCGAAAAAGCCTCGACCTTCGACGTGACCGGCGCGGAAACGGTACTTTCCGGCGCCTTGTCCGGCACTGAAAAAGTGTTCTGGGCGCGTAATAACAAAACGCCGACGCCCGACGTTGTGTGCGTGGCGCCGAGCACAGGCGCTTTTTTGGTGACCTCAACCGCGGTGAGCTCCTATCCCGATTCGAATGTCGGGGCGCCCAACAGCGTCGGTTTTCTGGATGGCTATTTCATCTTCACTTACAGCAACGGCAAGATGCAAGCGTCGGACTTGAACGCAACCAGCATCAATACGCTCAATTTCACGACGGAACAGGCAAAGACAGGCGGCCTGTTGCGAGGCTTGCCGTTCAACGGCCAGTATTGGGTGTGGGGGCCGAACCACGGCGCGGTTTACGCCGACACCGCGCAGCCCACCGGCTTTCCGTTCACGCGGTCCTATGTGATCCAGCGCGGGTTGCTCGGGCGCTATGCGGTTGCGGGGCATGAAGATGGATTCGGATCGGCGCTGATCTGGGTGGCGGATGATCAATCCGTCGTTCAGGCGAACGGCACGCCGAACCCGACGAAAATCTCGCCGCCCGATCTCGACCGGCTGATTATCGCTGTCCCCGACAAAAACACACTCGAGGCCTCGGTCTATATCTCGGCAGGACACCCGAAATGGGTGCTGTCATGCCCGGCGTTTACCTGGGAGTTTGATTTAGGATCCCAGAAATGGAACGAGCGGGCAAGTTACCTGATCCCGCGCTGGCGCGGGGTCAGCGGCATTTCGGCTTTCGGCAAGTGGATTGTCGGTGATACCAAGGGAAACCAACTCTTGTATGTCAACGGCAGTGCTTACGACGAATTTGGCGAGCCGCTGATCATGCTGATGGAAAGCGGGCCGGTTTCAAAGTTTCCGAATCGCACCAAGATCGCGTGCGCCGATTTTAATTTCACCACGGGCGTCGGCATTGCGACGGGACCGGCTCCGCAAGCCACGAACCCGACTGTCGGTATTTCCTGGTCGAACGACGGCGGGTTTCATTGGGGCAGTGAAATGGTGCGTGATCTTGGGCCGCAAGCGCTGCAACAAAATATCCGGGTGTTGCGAACCGGGCAGACAGCCGGGATCGGGCGGCGCTGGCGCTTGCGGGTTTCTGGACCGATTTACGCCTCTCTGATCGGCGCCACTCAAAACACCGACATGACACGCTAATGGCAACGCCGCTTCCAGGTCTTGATAGTCCGGTTGTTGATCCAGACACGGGGCAAATGACGCAAGCCTGGTACAATTATTTTCAAAACCATCAAAGGCTGACGCAATTGCCTGACGTGGCGACGGTAGCGCCGACTAACGGCCAAACGCTCAAATACAATAGCACGACAAAACTCTGGACACCGGGGTAAGTCATGAAAGCTGCAATGATTGCAGCACGCGTTAAGGAGCACGGCGAGTTCGCTCGTTTGTCCTGAAACGCTTAACTTAATAGGAGGCTCCCATCGGGCTCTTCGATTTGTTCTCAAATGACACAGCCGACGAAGCGGCGCGCAAGGCCAATGAAGGGCGCCAAGCTGGTTACGATCAGCTCTCAGCCTTGTATGGTCAGGGGCGATCGGATCTCACCACACAATACGGTAAAGCCTCCGATCTTTATGCGCCTCTGGTCGCCAGTTATACCGGAGGCGCTAATGCATACGGCGATGCGTCCGGCGCAAATGGCGTTGAAGGTCTGCAGCGCGCGGCGGACACCTTTAAAAATTCCGGCCAGTACGGCACTTACGGATTTAATCTCACGCAAGGGCTGAACGCACTCGATCGCACGCACGCCGCGGCTGGTAATCTGTCGAGCGGCAATGCCGACACCGACGCGATGAAATTCGCCAGCGGACTCGCTGGCACTACCTACAAAGATTACCTCGCCAGCTTGCAGCCATACTTGGGCGCCGCTGGCAGTGCGGTGTCAGGTGCCGCGGGCGTCGATACCGGGCTCGGTACGGCACTCAATGCCTCCGATATCGCACAAGGCAATGCCGCCAACACCACGCAGACCGGAATCGGCGCAACCAACGCTGCCGCCGAAATGAATAATTATAACGTTGGTGCCAATCAGCTCAATGCACTGATGGGTGTTGCAAAACTGGCGTTAGCGGCGCCAACGGGCGGCGCAAGCCTGTTCTCAGGTTTTGGCGGCGGCTCACCAAGCGGCTATGGCGGCGGGACCGGGTTTGGAACGGGGCTTGGCTAATGGCTGACTTTGACATTACCTCACTGCTTGCAAACAGCGCAAAAACCAATGCCGATTTTGATTTTAGCAAGCTCGCGACGGCGTACTACGAGGGGCAAAAACAGCAATACGAGCAGCGCACGCGCGACGTGTTTCAGGATCCAAGCCTCTACGGTCCTGACGGGCAGATCGATCCCTACAAGGCCGCACAGGCCGCGTTGAAAGCGGGCGGCACGGCTGGCGTAGAACCGGCGAAAGGTGTTGTCGGAATTGCGGATCTTCTATCGAAACTTGGCAATCAGGCTGGTTTAACCCGCGATACCAATCCAAACGCGGCGCCGTCTTTGTATCGTGACCCAAACGGGCCGCAATCGTCTTTCCCGCCGTCGATCAATAGCTCGACAGGCGCGCGAACCACGGCCGCACCATCCGTTCCCGCCAACAATCCAACCGTACGCGGTGGCGGCGATCAGGCTAACTCGCTCGTCGCCTTCCTCGACAACGCTGGCGTGACGCCGGAAAATCAGGGTCAGCACATTGTCAATATCGGCAAAGAAATAACGGCAAGAACAGGCAGACCGTTTGACGCAAATGCGCCGCTGAATTTGCAGGATAACAACGTCCGCAGCGTGCTTGCGGGCTGGACGCGGGCGAACGCGGCGAATGCGCCCCCGCCGCAAGCCGTGGCACCGCAGCCGCAGCAAACGGCGCAAGCACCTGTCGCTCCTGCACCTGTTGCGCCAGCGCCGCAGACGACGGGCGGGCCACAAACGCCAATCGTGCCGACACCTGTTCAAACGCAGTCGTTCCGGGCGCCTGAGCGGCAAGACCCGTCGTTGGGCGGGCTGATCTCCCAGGAGGAATTGCGGGCGTTTGGTGGCACGCCGCAGGGCGTGCTCGCTGCCTACATGAAAAGGCTGAATATCGGACTACCGCCTGAGATCCAGAAAGAGGTTCAGTCAAGGGTCGACGCCATCAGAACCGCGTTGCAGCCAACCGGCGAAATCAAGAACGCACAGGCCAGCGGTTTTAACTCGCCACTCGAGTATGACGTTACGAAAGCCAACACGACGGAGCTCGGCAAGCAGGATATCGACACTTTCAACAAGCGAAATGCGCCGATCCAGGCGGCGGCGCAAATGTCGTACGATGGGCAGGGAAAAGCAAAACTGATGAAGCAGCTCACGCTCGATCCGAATTTCTACTCGGGGCCGTTGAGCGAAAATGTACAGACTTACAATCAGTTCAAATCGGTATTCGGTCAGAATCCGTCAGCCGCATTGCCGCAGGAAGCGTTCAATAAGGTTGCCGCCGACATGCTTACCGAGCAGATCAAGGCAATGGGCAATTCCGGCGTTGGCCGCGTGCTGATGGCGGAAGTCAACAATATGAAAAAGTCGCTGGCCGGACTTGGCATCACGGCGTCGACAAACCGCGCGTTGGCAGAGCTCATTTCCCGCAATTACGATAAAATGCAAAAACTCGGGGAAATCGCCAATAACATTCCGCAGGTTCCAGGCCAAATGAACCGGGAATATGACAGACAGGCACAGGCCTACCTCAAGGCAAATCCGCTGTTCACGAAAGAAGAGCTGCAGAATCCGAAACTGCTTGGCGCCCCCGACGCACCGCCGCAGTCGGCAAATTGGAGTGTCGATCAACGGCGGCAATGGGCGGCAAGTATCGGCCTCAAGCCGGGAGACGATATTCGTTTCAACGGCCGTCCTGTGAAAGTCCCCTAAATGGTCGAAACCGTCACCATCCCGCTCGGCGGTACGGACTATGGCGGCAACCCATTGCCGCCGCAGGGTACATTTTTCACCCCCGGCAAGGATCAAACAACGGTTGGCGACGATACGGGCGGATGGGCGCCATATACGCCGCCAAAAGTCGATACGGCGAAAACCACAACGGCGCCGCAAACCGGCGCGACCGACGACACAGGCGGTTGGGCGCAATACACCTCGCCCGAGCCGGAAAAGCCGAAGCGGCAGCAAAGCGCGGGCGAGGCGGCTGGCCGCGGCGCAATACAAGCGGCGACATTCGGCACGGCGCCAGCCATTACAGGGCTAGCGGCGGCGTCCGGCATGGAAGCGCGCAAGCCGGGACCGGATGACAACCCGGATACTTTTTTCGATCCTAACCCGATCCGTCCGGTTGTGGGCGCTGCCAAACTGATCGCGAATTACTTTTCCGAACATCCCGATCAGACGGTCAAGGACGCTTATGAGCGTGGCCGCAAAGACGCCGAAGAAACTCAAAAACAATCGAGCGAACAGCACCCCTACGCCTACACGGCCGGACAACTCGCGAGCACGCTCGCCACGCTTCCCTTCACAGGCGGCGGCGGATCAGCCGCGACGGTTGGCGGACGTCTTTTGCAGGGCATCAAGTCGGGCGGCATAGGCGGCGGTGCATTTGGCGCGGGCGAGTCGATAGGTGAGGGCGGCGACGCCTGGGACGTTGCCAAGGGCGGCGTCGGCGGCGCTTTGGTCGGAGCCGGATTAGGCGGCATGTTCGGCAGCGCGGTCGAGGGCGCAACCGGCGTTGCAAAAAAAGTTGCGTCCGTTGTGCGTGGTGCGCGTGACACCGAGGCGGAAGCAGGATCGCGCGTTGTCAGCGCTCTGGTAGGAGACAGGCCGCAAGTTGCAAAAGTCGCACGCGATACCGGGGCGCTAAAGGCCGGAACCGAGGCCGGAACGCCGCTTTATAACGTCGACTTTGGTGGAGAAAACAGCCGTGCGTTGCTGCGATCGGCGGCCAATACCTCGCCAACGGCGCGCAATATCATTAATGAAAAACTGGGGTCGCGCTATAAACAGCAAGCCGACCGGTTTTCCGGCTATATCCGGTCGAAATTCGGCGGCCATGACAAAAGTGCCGATATCGAGGTCATCAAGGATATTGCACGCAAGGAAAACGCGCCCGCTTACAGGCGGGCTTACACGCAAGGCGATCACGAAATATATTCGCCAGAACTAGAGCGATTGAGTTCAGCGCCGCACGTTCAAACCGCTATATCAGACGCAATCAGGACATGGAAAAACTACGCTGTTCGCGACGGCTATGGAGCGATGAATCCTGCTTATCGTGTCGAGAACGGCGGCATAATAAAAACCGACAGCGGATTGAAGGCGTTTCCAAATCTCCAATTGTGGGATTACGCCGCGCGCGAGTTGCAGGACAAGGCAAAAAAACTCGCCGGTACCCAGGAGGGCGCGCTTTATAACGATCTCGCGAGAATGCTCAAAAACGAACTTGATCAACACGTCCCGAGTTACAAGGCGGCACGCGAAGGCGCCGCTACATTTTTCAAGGCCAGCGATGCGGTCGAAGCGGGCGCAAATTTCGTCAAGGACGGCACGATCAGCACGGCGCAAGGCGCGCGTGCTTTTGCAAGCATGTCCCCGGCTGAACAGGAACTATTCAGGCGTGGTTTTGCCTCCGAACTTGCCAATCAGATTGAGCGGAGTGGCTACCGGTCTGACGTGCTCAATTCGCTGTTCGTGAGCTCGCCCCGGGCTACTCAGCGTATTAAAATCGCGCTTGGCGAACAGGGCGCGCGCGACTTTGAATCGCTTGTCCGTATGGAAGGCATCGTCAACCAGGCGCGGCAAGCCCTCGGAAATTCCACCACCGCCCGGCAGCTTAACGAAATGGGCCTCGCCGGTGGGGCTGGCGTCGCGGGCGCGTATGAAAGCCTCAAGGGTGTCCTCAATCCCGCGTACCTGCTGGCGGGTGCGTTCGTACTCGGAGGTAAACACGCGGCCCGCGCTGTCGATGAAAAAGTCGCCGTCAAGGTCGCTGAAATGCTGCTCAGTCACGATCCCGCCGAGCTCGCCCGCGGGTACAAGATCATTTCCCAAAACCCGGTAATGCGTGACGCGTTGCGCGGGGCGGGCGAAGTCGGGATCCGGCAACTCATCAATTACGCGCGCCCCTCCGGTGTCGCTGCCGGGGCTGCGACGGCTTACATGAAAATGCGTCCTGGCAACGCGGTACAGCAGATACAGGAGCACGCCGACGATCAGAATCTCAACGCCCCCGAGCCGGTCCACTAGGACGGAAATCAGGGCGGCCACCATCATTAAAAAGGTCATGTCCTAACCTAGCGCAGTTTTCGTCCGTTGTTCTGGAAACAAAGGACGCTGAAAAAACCTTCAAAATCAGCCCATTAACCCGCCTCGTGGCGGGTTTTTTATCGAGGTCGCTATATGGCCGGTACGATCAATCTCTCTATGACGCAGCAAATGGATCAATACGGCGATCCGTTGTCGGGCGGCTTGCTGTATTTCATGGTCGCCGGGACCGTCTCGACGCCGCAAAACGCATTTCAGGATCTCGGCCTCACGCTTGTATGGCCGAACCCGATCGTGCTCGACGCCTCGGGCCGCATTCCGCAATTTTTTCTCGCGGACGGGCTGATCAAGATCCGGCTCACCGACCAGCACGGCGTTACGATCCTGGTTGCTGACAACGTGCAAGTGATCGGGCCGTCGAGCGGCGGCGGCGGCGGCGGGGCGACGATCGACCCGACTACGATCTATCAGACCGGCGACTTGAAGGTGCGCTACAGCACGGGCACCCATACCGGATGGGTGCGATGCAACGGCAAGACGATCGGCAATACCGGCTCACCCGCCAATGAACATGCCAATCCCGACGCGCAAGCGCTGTTTCAATTCCTCTGGAATAACGATGCAAATCTGGTTGTCAGCGGCGGCCGCGGCAGTTCATCGCTGGTCGACTGGAACGGCGGCAAAACAATCGCATTGCCGGACTGGCGTGGTTGCACGATCGCCGGAATGGACGACATGGGCGCCACATCGGCCGGTCGCCTGACAACGGCTTATTTCGGCCAGGCAGCGACCACACTGGGCGCGGCTGGCGGCTGGGAAAGCGTCACGCTGACCACCAATACAATGCCAGCGCATAGCCATACGGCAAATTCAAGCGATGCTGGCCACGCGCATTTTTACTCAACAGAGATTTTTGTCGGCAACCAGCCTGGGGGAACTGGCGCCGGTCACGTGACCGGAACTTCCACAGGCACTACCGCTGTCGGCAACGCCAACATCACAACCAGCATCGACAATGCCGGTGGCAGTCTCGCGCACAACAATACGCAGCCGACAAAAGTGGCAACGATCTATATCAAATTGTAAAAACATGCCGCAACGATAGCCAATTCGTGAGATTGTCCTAATGTACCACGTCAGTTTTCCGCCGCAGTCGAACCGCGCAAGCTGGGTCTTTGTCGGTCAGGTCATGGACCTGGACGAAAACCTGATCGATCTCACCGGCTGCGCAATGATTTTCCAGATCAGTGACAAGCAAAATTGCCCGCGGCTGCTCGCCTCGACCGACAACGGCAAGATTACTTTTATCGACCTCGGCACGTTTCGATGGTTTTTCACGCTTGCCGACATGCACGGGCTCGAGGCTGGCACCTTCAATACCGGCCTGACGCTCACCAATAATGACGGCACGCAGACGATTCAACTCAGTGTCGGGCCTTTGCCGATCGTGGACGGCATTGTGCCATGACCGATTTTCCTGATTTAAAAATCAAGGCGCTGATCAATTTTCCGACGACCACAACGGGAGGCGCCGGGGTCGATGTAACAAACGCCAACGGCAATTACGTCATCGATCTCGCCTATGACGATTTTGCGCCGCCTGTCAGTGGCGTGTCCGACGCTACGCATCAAACCATCCTGGTCTGGAACACCGCCACCGGGCAGTACACGCTGACACCGATCTCGCTGTTAGGCGGCGGCGGGGGCGTTCCCGAGGCGCCCACGGACGGGCAGCAATACGGCCGTCAATTCGTAACGGGCGTCTCGTCATGGACGCCGGTCAGCAGCAGCGGCGGTGGTTCCGGCAATGTGACCGGGCCTGCTGGCGCGGTCGCCAATAATATCGTCACCTTTAACGGCACCACCGGCCTGATCATCAAGGACGGCGGGCAGACGATCGCCAGCCTTTACCCCGCTTCCAATCCGGCCGGGTATGTCACGGCGGCAGCAGCAGCGGCAGCGGCACCGGTTCAGTCGGTGGCAACCCGCACCGGCGCAGTGACGCTTACTCATTCCGATATCACCGATTGGGCAGCCTCGCTTGCGTCCTATGCGCCGCTGGCCTCGCCCGCGCTGACCGGCACGCCGAGCGCACCAACCGCGGCACCCGCTACCAGCACGACGCAAATTGCGACCACGGCATTTGTCGCCGCAGCGGTGTCGGCCAGTGGCGGCGTTACGCCCTCAGCACTCTCGCGCACCAATGACGCCAACGTCACGCTGACGCTGGGCGGCACGCCGAACACCGCGCTGTTGCAAGCCACTTCAATTACGGTCGGCTGGACCGGACAACTGGCAACCGCACGCGGCGGCTTTGGTATTGACGTGAGCACGCAGTCGGGCGTGCCGGTGTTTGCCGCGGGCGTGCCGACCTTCACCGCGACGACCGGCGCTGGCAATCTCGTCACTACCAGCGCCGCAGTGCGCTACGATACGTCTCAGGCGCTGACGTCGGATACGCTGCCCTCGACCTCAGGCCAGCGCACGCAAGCCCGCGCCAACATATACGCCGCCCCTTTCGACGCGGTTGCATTCAACGGCCTTCAATTCAACGGCTCGATGGACCTCAGCCAGGAAAACAGCACAACGGCTGTCGCAATCTCGAGCGGCGCCCCTAAATACATTGTCGATGGATTTGGCGGTGCCTTAACCGGCACGGGTGCAGCGCTTGGGCAGCAAACAGCAATCAATACTTTGCCGGGATATCTCACTTCCCTGGCGTTTTCCTGTTCCAGCATAAATTCACTGGCTGGCGCAAGCGACCTCCAATCAATTTCCCATGCTGTCGAAGGCTATCGTTGGGCGCGACTCGGTTACGGTTTTGCTGGCGCGCAACCCGTCTCGATCGGCTTTTGGATTAGTGTCGGCGTCAGCGGGACAATAGCGGTTGCAATCCGCAACGCAGCCAGTACGCGTTCATACGTCGTCGACGTGCCGGTGACGACGGGGGGCTGGCAATATAAAACCGTCACTATTCCGGGTGACGCCGCTGGGACGTGGAGCATTGGGCCAGGTGTCGTCGGCGCCATGATCACGTTCTGTTTCGGCGCCGGGAGTGCGCTCAAAACCGCGGCAAACATCTGGACTGCGGGAAATTTTATCGCAACATCGGCCACAACGAATTTCTTTGCCTCGACCGGCGCGGCTGGAACGAACTATCTCACCGGCGTTACTGTGATCCCCGGCCTCGATCTGCCAGGAGCAGCGCGCGCCCAATTTCTCATTCGCCCGTTCGATCAGGAGCTCGCAATCGCGCAACGCTATTTCTACAATGGCGTGCCACCGGCGCGTGGTGTTTTTGCGGGCGGCCAGGCGGCGCGGCTGGGCTGTCGGCATCCGGTTAAAATGTGCAAAGTCCCTGCGATCGGGATCACAACGGCACTGCCGCTGTTTGACGGCAGCACCACCACAACATCGTCGGGCACTCCCACCAATTATGCAACGGTCGACAACCTGGAATTCAGCGTAGGTTCGGCGGTTGCGATGGCGGCGGGCGCGATCTGCATGGTTTACCAGACCGGCAGCGGCAACATGAACGTCGACGCGAGGCTGTGATGGCGCTGCTTCCAAAGGTCAAGCTCAAAGCGCTGCCGACATTCCCTTCCGTGATCAAGGGCGGCACCGGCATCGACGTGACGAAAACCAATGGTGCCGCAACCGTCGACCTCGATTACAGCGAATTCGGCGCTATTTCCGCCATCCCGACCAGCCCGACCAGCTATATCCTGACTTACGACACACTGACGCTTTCCTACGTCCTGTTGCCGTCGCATCTGCTCGGCGGCGCAGTTGCGGGCATCGCAGACGCCCCGGCTGACGGTAAAATCTATGGCCGTCAAAGCGCAACCTGGGTTCCATCGGGCGATTTTATCCAGGCTGGCAGCGGCGCGGTCACGCGCAGTATGCAGAACAAGGCGCGTGAGATTTTCAGCATCCTTGATTTTGGCGGCGTTGGTAATGGCGTATTCGACAACACGGCGGCATTTAATGCGGCGCTCGCGGCATTGCCGAGCGGAGGCGGCGGCATCTATTTTCCGCCGGGCAAATACTGCTGCAATTCGGCTATCAGTTTCAACTTGCCCGCAGGGAGTTTTTCACTCGGGCTGTTTGGCGCGGGCCAGGATATTTCGATCCTGTTTTTCCCCAGCGGTCACGGCGGTATCACGATCAACTATTCAAATGCATCGCATTCCGTTCATGTCAGGGACATGTCGATCACAACCGGCATCGCTGACGGCGGCACCGGCCTTATCCTCAACGCCGCGTCGATAGCACCGCAAGGCGTTTCCGATATTTATCGTGTCACCCTGCGCGGTGATGATGGATACAATGTCAACGCCTGGTGGACTGCGGGCGTTTCGATCCAGGGCGCCGTCTCTAATGTCAACGTCGAGGGACTGATGGTGTCCGGCGTCGGGACAGCCAACGGGCTTGGCGTCAATATCGTCGGACTAGCAGCAAGCAGCAAATACGCGGTGCAGATCAACATCGCCAAATCAGTATTTGAAAGCCTGGCGAATGGCATTGTCTATAACGGCTGGGTGCAGGGCGTGACGGTCGATCAGACCAATTTCACCGTCATTAAGACCGGCATCGCGTCATTCGCGGGAACACCGGCACAGGAAGGCGTGCTGGCGCAACTAGCCGTTACCAACAGCCAGTTTGGATTTATCACGGACGGCATCATCACGGGGACACCGATTCTTTCCACACAGATCACCAATTGCCTATTCATCATCGAGGCAGCGAATACCGCTGGCGTCTTTCTGTCGGGCAGCAATCATTTCAATATTACTGGCTGTTCATTCGGGGCGGAAAACAGTTCCGGCACCTACGGCATCATCATTGGCCCGACCGGGGCGGGCGCCATTACCGGAAACGATATCGCCGGTTTTGGCACCGCTATCGCGCTGCAAACGGGCGTGCAAGGCGTCAACGTGCAGGGCAATACGCTGGAAGGCAACATCGTCAATGTCGAGGATGATGCTGGCCCTAGTCACAACAACGTCTTTGCAAACAACGTCGGCTATAATCCGCTTGGCCCGGCCAGTATTTCGATCGGTCCTTCACCATTTATATATACGGCCGGGACTGCGCCGGAAACCGTTTATGTGTGGGGCGGCGCAGTCAGCGCAATATCGTATGACAAAAACGGCGGGCCGCTGGCTGCGGTTGCCAATAACGCTTCACCCTGCACGATCCAGCTCGGCCCCAATGAGCAAATGAAGGTGACGTATTCGGCGGCGCCGTTCATGAACAAGATGGTCCATTGAGCGGTGACCGATGGCCTCAAATCATGGCTGCACGATAATCAGACGCTCGTTTATTTCCTGCTTGCGCAAGCCGTCGCACTCGTCAGCCTCGGTGCTTATGGGCTGTCGTACATGGTCAGGCTTGAAACGCGGGTAAACACGATGGAGACACGCGGCTCACCACACCTTGCCGTGATCGACAACAGGCTGACCGTGCTGGAAAAGGCTACCGAAAATAACAAGCAAAGCATCGATCGGGTGGTCGAAATCATGCTGCGTGAGCTGCCGCTGAAAAAAGACGGAACAGCACGGTAAACTGCCATGACCATGATCGGTGAAGTGCTGTGCGGGCCGTGCAGTTGGTTTGGGGGGCCGAATGATTCCGGCATGGCCGAAAATGAGCCGCTCGCCTTCATCTTCGAGGTATCGCAAGCGCCGGATCTCTTTCTCGACGGCGCCACTGAGGCGCTTGGTAGAGCCTTAGATCCAGAAGAATTTTATATCGCTATGCGGTGGGATTACGACGAAATATCGAAAGACGAGCTTTTGCGAACGATGTGCCTGGTGCGATCGCCGGACACCTCGCGCGCATTCTGGGCGCGGCCTTCTGATTGGGGGCCAAATGAGAATACCGAAAGGCTTTGCGATATATCGCCAGGGCTGATGGACGCGCTAGGCGTGGAAACAGACGACGAGCTCGAGGTTATCGTCATGCCGCCAAGACCAAAACAGGAAGAAGTTTAAAACGTCCAACCCAAAAGGAGTCGTGTAATGGCTATTGTAAAACTCAAAGCAGGTGAAACCGTCCTTGTGGCGGCTGTCGACCCGAGCCTGGAAGTAGGCGGCGGGCCAATGCCGGGAGGTGGCGATAAGCCGGTCGATCCCGGCTATGGTATCGATCTGGGCTTGGGCTTCCTGCGCCCGACGCACCCGATCGTGCTGCCGCCACCC